CGGCCTGCCCGCCGTCCTGCGTCTGCCGGGAGCGCCCGGCGCGTCTTGGGTCAGTAGAAGGTGATGATCGCGTCGCTGTCCCGCAGCTGGGCGTCGCGACCCGGCGAAAGCGCCCGCCAGGTCATGGAGTCCGAACGCAGGTTGCCCCGCATGTCGTCCTCGGCTCCGATCGGCTGCAGGGCAGGCATGGTCAGGCCCCAGCGGTTGCCCGCCTGGGTGCCGAAGCGAAGCGAGCCGTTGTAGACGTTCAGCGCCGCGATCTCGGCAATGGCGTCGCGAGTGCTGACCAGTGTGCGGTACGGATCGGCTTCGAACACCGGCGCGCGACCGGCAATCTGGCCCGGACCGAAGCCGAATGGCGTGTTCGGGTCCTGCACCGATTCCAGGTTGCCGCCATTGCGAAGCGACCAGCGGCTGATCGCCAGCTCCTTGCGGTTGGCCAGCGCCACCGAAGCACCGCCAGCAGCGCCCTTGGCCAACGTCGGAGCCGATTGGAGCGCCACCACGGCGTTGCTTGGGATCGTCGCGGTCGTGGAGCCCTGATAGGTGCCGGACAGGCTGAAGGTGGCCATCCCGGCGCGAGCGGTCTGCCCTTCCAGGTCGACCGTGCCGCGTACATCGGTCCACTGGTAGAGGTTGCCGTCCTCGTAATAGTAAACGGTCGCGCAGGGGTGGTCGGTCAATCGGCTCGACAGGTCTCGCGGGCTCGTACCCGCATAGCTCCAGTTGGCTGGCAGCGCGGCCGATGTGGCCGTGGACAGGGCCGTTGCAGCCGCGGCAGTCAGCTGCGCGACGCGGGCGGCGCTGTAGTCGCTGATGAACGGCACCATGCCGTCGCCCGAGCCGCCGGTCAGCAGCAGCGGCATGCCGCGGTAAGCCTGGTCCGTGGCAACATAGGGCGCGCCCAGGGTGGCGGTGTTCACCGTTCCAGCTGCGAGCGCCGTTGCCGCCACACCCGCCGTGAACTGGCCGCGCTTACCGCAAACCGACAGGGCAGCATGCAGCGGCGGCTTGACCGAAGAGCTGTAGGTCACGCCATTACCGGCGCCCTTGATCATGCTCTGGAAGCCCAGCTGGACCTCCTGACCAACAATCAGCGGCGCCGATGCGACCAGCGACCCAGTCACCTCGTTCACGTCCTCCGAGCCGTAGGGCGAGCCCTTGCGGAAGCTTCCCATGACGAACGGCACGGCATCCGTGAGGGCGTTCGGCGTGGCAGGGGTGCCCTCGGCCGTCTGGAGGGCGATAAGCAACAGCCCGTTTTGCGGGCGAACGACTGGATCCATGAGGATGTCTCCTGGGGTAAGACCGGTCAGCCCGGCGGGGTGAAATCAGGCCCGAGCGGCAGGGTTGCCGCGCACGGTCGCGTAAGTGATGGCGAAGTTCTGAGCGAAGGCGAGGCTGCGCACGGAGGACAATTCCCGCACCTCGACCCGGCGCTGATCGACGACCTCAATGGTCTGAACGAGTCCGCCAAGGTCGCCGTCGTCGCAGAGGGCGAAGACAACTGCAGCATGCAAGTCTAGCATGGCATCATGCGCGACCGCGCCGCTGCTTCCCTCGACGAACCCTTCGACCGAGACGATTTCTCGCATGATGACCCCGCCGGGCTCGCCATCGATTGGCTCGTCGCCGTCATCGAACAGGCGCAGCGCTGGCACAGAAGAGGGGTCACCAGACGGCATGCGCTCAAACTCGGCGATGCCGTCGATGCCGGTAAGCCGCCGATCCAGCTCCAGGAAGATGTCTCCTAGCGCGCTCATGCGGCCTCCACGACCAGGAACCAACTATCGATGTCGCCGCGGTCGGTCACATCGATCACCGCCCAAGCAGTGTCATCGGCTTCCGTGATGCGGTTGCCGTTGGCTGGGCGGCCAGGCAGCGTTTCTTTGCCAATCTCGAAGCTGACCTGCCGCGAACGACCGTCGAAGCCCTGAACCGTCTGGCCCGGCATGTCGGACTTAATCGCTTGCACGAAACCGCCGTTCAGCCCGGCGCCCGTGTAGGTCACCAGTGAGCCGAACTCCGTCTGGAGCGCCGCAAGGGCAGCGGCTTCGTGCGAGCGCATGGATCAGGCCTCGGCCTTGTCGTCCGCCGGCGCCTTTGCAGCGTCGATCGCCCGACCTTCGCTCACGAGGCGCTTGGCTTCGTCTTCCGAAATCGAGCCGGCCTTGCCGGTCTGAGTGATGTCGAGCGTCGCGCCGGCATCGCAGAACAGGCCAGCCGCGTCGGCAGCGGGGCCGTGGAGAAGAATGCTCTTCATGGGGTTCTCCAGAGAGTAAGCGTGCGGTGACACTTCAGGGGGCGTGCCACCGCACGCAGCCCGGCGGCGCGCCGGGATCAGATTAGGCCTGGATCTGGCCGGTCAGCTTCACGCGCGCGGTTGGATCTGCGCCCGCGGCGGCCTGAGTAACCGCGCCGATCAGCTTGTTCGTGCCGCCCGTGGTCGTCACGTTCCGAGCGGTGTTGTCCCAGTAAACCGGCGCGCCCTGCGTGATCGCCACGCCGGCCGCCTTGGTGAGGTCGATAACGTCCTCGGTCTGGAACTCGCCGGAAGCGCCAGAGGCCAGATCGGTCTTGGCCACGCCGAAGATCGCGCCGACGAGGGCACCCTGCCCGCTGGTGAGGGCATAGGGTGCGGTGAGGGTGAGGGTCTTACCCGGCTGAACATAGTTCCGCATGGCTTAGGCGTCCTTCTTGTTGGGGGCCGTGTTGCGGCCAGTGGCGACGCTCTCTTTCGGCGCCTCCTTGTTGTCTTCGGCAGGGAAGTCGCTGGTGACATCCTCGGCCATCTCGGCATCGAGCAGGCGCTTGCCTTCCTCGTTGCTGACGTGAAGCACGCCTTCGTGCGGGTGCCGGAGCACGCCGTTGACGTAGGCCGACTCCGTGAGCTTGATGAACTTCATGGTGGTTCTCCTGGAATGGAGAGGGCGGCACGCCGGCCGCCCTCAAGCGGTTACGCGCCCGGCTGCTTGTAAGCCGACCGGTAGTTGACCGCGCCGACGCCGTAGTCGTGGCGAACCTTCCACTCGACGCCATCGACCCGCCAGCCGTCCTGCGTGTCCGTGAACGGCTCCGTGACACCATTGAGGAACACGACCTCCAGCGCCGGGGCGACGTTCGGGTCGGCGAAGGCATAATAGGCCGTGCCCGACAGCCGCGGGGTGTCGACGATGTCGTCGAACAGACCCTTCACGACGTTCGGCCGCTGCAGCTTGTTGGCCGTGTCGGGATCATACTCGCTGCCATTGATCACGATCGCCGCGCCGCGCAGGCTGCGCGGGACCAGCAGGACGGACGGGCGGATGTCGAGAAACTCGTTTCCGCTGATGTCCTTCTGCGTGCCCATCGCGACGCTGATTGCGTCGAACGCCGCAACGCTTGGGGCTGCGCCCGCACCGGCCAGGTTGCCATGGCTCGAGTGGAACAGCGGGTTACCGTCGTTCATGTTCGGGTTGCTGTTGATCAGCGCGTAGACGTCGATCTCGATCGTCAGCTTGGCCGCCCGACCAAGGTCCACCGCCAGACCCGAAAACACGTCCATGTCATCGTTCACGATGGCCTGACGCGACAGGTTGATGATGTTGCCCTTGGTGGTCGCACGAATGCGCTCACGAGCCAGGTCCGGGATCGGCTTGTTCTTGAACTCGCCGGCCTCGTTCACGTTGTCGAGCGCGCCGAAGCTGCCGCGCAGGTAACGGGTGTGATCGCGGAAGTCGGTCACGGTGCCGGTGCCGCAGAAGCGGGTCCACGTATCCGGAGTGGTGGCATAGGCCGCCTGCAGCGTGCGGTGGACGGCGGTTTCGAACAGGACCGGAAAGTCGCTGGTCGTCTGCGTGATCGCCGAGCGCACGGTCATGGCGTCGCGGACGATGAGGTCCGGATCGCGAGCCGACACGTTAACGCCGGCCATCTGCAGGGCTTCGCGGGCCAGATCGACGTTGCGGACGCCCCGGAACTCGCCCGGATCGACCTTCACGGTCTCGCCGCGGAGCTTCGCAGCCGCCTCGACCAGCGGAGCAACGCCCGCCTTGACCAGAAGCCAGTTGGTAGCGCCCTCGCGGAACTTGTCGCGAGCGTCTTGGGTCACGCGAGCCGGGCTGTTGTGACCGATGTTGGCCGCGTCGCCCTGCTCAGCGAGCTTGTCGAGCACCTTCTCGCGGGCCTGCTCCACGGTCGTGCTGTTGCTGACCAGCTCGTCACCGAAGGCGGCGTCCAGCCCATGCTTGGAGACCAAGCTGCGAATGGTCGAGACGCGGGTGCGCTCGGCCGCGACGGCGGTGTCGATCTTGTTCTGCACTTCCTCGGGCTTGATGCCCTGCGGCTGCACATTGTTGTCCGAGGCCGGCTGATCGCCGCCGCCCGGCTGGTTACCCTTCGGGTCCATGGTAGAGTCCTTCTGCTGGGTGGGAGCGGCGGGGGCCGTCCGGTTGCTGCCCATCATCGCCACAGCGGTAATGAGGGGGCTATCGGGGGCCTTGCGGAACCCGAATGGCTGCACGTTGATCGCAGCCTGCACGGTGGCAGCCTCGCTGATCGACGTGACGAAGTTCTGATCGAGTGCCTGCTGCGCCGTCATCCATGTTTCAGCGTCGAGCAGGGGAACCAGCGCTTCGGCGGGCAGACCGGTGCGGGTGGAGTAGATGCCGACGAGCTGGTCGCGGATGCGGTCAAGCTTGTCGGCGGCGTTGCGCAGTTCGTTGGCGTCACCGCAGGCGCAATCCCACGGGTTGTGGATCATCATCAGGGCGTTGTCGGCCATGATGATCTCGTCGCCGGCCATCGCCAGCACTGAAGCCATGGAAGCCGCCAGCCCATCGATGTGGCAGGTGACCTTGCGGCCCTTCTTCTTCTCGCGGACAACCGCATTGAAGATCGCGAGCCCTTCCATGACGTAACCGCCAGGGCTGTTGATGCGAAGATCGAGGTCGTCGTCGCCATCCGAGATGCGCGGGACGAGCGTGTTGGCGTCGAGACCGTCGAAGCTGTCTCCGACGATCCCGTAGATCAGGATTTCAGTCATGTTAGGGCTTCTCCCGCTCCGCGCGCGCCGTGAGGGCGTCTTGGAGGTTCGTGGCATTGCCGGCAGCGGTGACCTTGCGGGGGTCGCTGTCGAAGATCAGGCCAAGCTCATCGAGCCGCTTCGCATCGGCCGCGCACTCGGCGAAGAACGTATCCGGATCCTCGCCCCGCTCGCGAGCAAGACCAGAAAGCGTCGCCTGACCCGACCGAACCGCGTCTCGGTTGGCCGCAATCTCCGTTGCCGGATCGAGCATCTTGACGGGCGGAGGTGTCCAGCGGAGGGTCACCCCTTCGACGTTCTTGCCGACCATCTCGAAAGCTTCGATCAGCCACTGCTCAACCGCGCCGCAGAACTGCGGAATGAACATGAGCCACTGCCAAGCAGCCGTGGTGTCACGGTACTCCAGCCGGCCGAGACGACCGGAGATGAAGCTTACGCCCGACAGATCGCCGGTCAGCACCTCATACGGCACACCAAGACCGACCGAGACAGCCCGCAGCGACACCTTGGAGTAGTCAGCGTATCCTTCCACGCCTGGCGGACGAGAAAAGGTGACTTCCTCGCCATCGCGAAGGTACTGAAACGTCCCCGGCTCGACGTAATCGAGCGGCTCGCGCTCTTCCGCTTCAGCCGTCTCGAAGTTGCCGGTGCCAGCCGAGCCCGTGACAGCGTCGCCGTCCTCTTCCACGATGCCGGGAATGCCCCCGCCGACGTCGTCGCCCTTGACCACCCCGACGAAAGCCGAAGCAATCTTCTGCCGGACGAGCTGGCCGTCTTCGTAGTCGGCGAAGTCCCGCATGCGCAGGATGACGGGTGCAAACCAGGTCGCCCCATGCTCCTGTTCAGGACGATCGGCGCGGAAGACGTGCGCCACTTCGCTTGCGGGCACGAAAGTTG